ACGAAAGCTTTTTCTGGTGAAGCATCTTTAGCGTTTACTGTTTCTGATGGATATATAATATTTAGCGAAAGTAGTGGTAATGACTTCATAAAATTTCATATTGACCCATTAACATTTACAGATACTACTACCCCATCCGCTGAATGGCATATACTTGAATTTCCATATGATGAAGCCTATGAAACTGATATTAGTGGTACTTTTGCCCCTCAAATACTTAAAATGGAATTAAGTGTTACATGGACTAGAAGTGGAACTATTTATACTAACGGAACAGGTACTGGTTCACCTTTGCCATATAGCACTTATAAACATATTCCAGGTTTTGATCTAATTCAAATATCTGATTTGAGAGTTGGGGATACTGACCTTGTTGGTGTAACTACCTATGGTAAACAAAAATTTGTTATGAGCTATACTTATGATGATACTGAAAGCGAAAGTTTATTGTATGATTTTGGGTCGACTGAATCTAATGAATTGGGTAGGGTTGTCCTTGCAAATACTACTTCTGCATATAAAATAGGTATTGATGCTAGAGTATCGGAGGTAGTTAATAATACTCGAGTTACTGGGGCAAATCTTTACATGGATGATGATGGCGTTCCTTTCAGAATAGCTGAATTAAGATATATGAAAGGTTTAAAAGGGGCTTGGGAATCTGAATATCCAACAAAGAATAAATTTACTAGAGCATCAGGTTCTCCTTTTAATCATACTACCAGTACTATTAAGACTGATGGTTTGCCACTTTTAGAGTCTTTTGAAGCAATGAATGGATTTAAGCCTAGCGTTGAAACCATAACTGCTAATTATAAAACTGCAACTGTCTTAAATAGAAGAGCATATGTTGCTAATATATATCAAAATTCAAAGAAATATGGCGACAGAATGATAAAAAGTAATGCTAACTCATTTGATGTTATACCATCTGAAGGTAAGGGGATAGATGTAGTAGTAAATGATGGTGATAGTATTGTCAAATTAGAATCATATGCAGATAGAATACTTCAGTTTAAGAAAAATGTTATGTATTTGATAAATGCGACTAGACAAAATGAATTTTTAGAGGATGTTTTTGTAGGGAAAGGCATTACTTCTCAATCTGCTTCTACTCCAACTGATATTGGAATAGCTTGGGCTAATGAAAATGGCGCATATCTTTATGATGGTAAATCAGTACACAATCTATCTGATGGTAAAATTAAAGAAAGTGAGTGGCAAACCCATATTACTGCATCAACAGATGTAACTTATCATCCACTTAGAAAGAAAATCTTTGTTACTGGGGGTTCTGGGGGTCAAGATGTATATGAATATACATTTTTTACAAAAAGTTGGACTAAATCTACTTCTAAATTAGATTCTACTAAAACAAATTTTGTTATTGATAAAGATAATGAAATAAAATATGTTGCTTCTGATAAAACATTATATAAGTGGGACGATAGTAGTTCTTCTAGTGATTCACTAAAGATTCTTACAAGAGATTTTTATTTTAGCAATCCTGCTGTAAGAAAGAAGTGTTTTAAGTTTTATGTTAGTTATAAATGTAGTGGATATTCTAGTGTTAAAATATACTATGGCACTAATGGTATAAATTTGACTGGGACTTCAAGGGGGACTGAGGTAGATACTGCTTCTGTTTTTGCAGGAACTAGTACTAATTGTTATAATCTTACTGGTTTACTTTCAACTGATGGTGAATGGAAACAGGCAGAATTACTTCCTCCATCTGTTATTAATAATGTTTATTCAATTCAATTACATTTTGAATCTTCTGGAACGACACCTGCTGATTTTGAGATTAATGATATTACAATTATATATAGAGAGAAGCCTGTAAAATAATGCCTACATCTAAAGAAACAAGAAGAGCAAGACACGAACAGGCTGAATCTCCAACTTTAGGCAGAGGAAATCCATCTTCTGCTGAAGGAAGAGTTGGAGAACAACAATTTAGGAATATATCTGGTAAGGGTCTTGTTCATATAGTAAGAACTGAGGCTGGGTGGAATGAGATGAGTACTTCTCAAGATAACACAACAGCTGGAATAAGACCAGTATCAGCTATAATATCAAGAGGAGGAGAAGGTGAAGAAGCTGGTGGAGGAACTTCATTTATAACTGCTTCTGTTCCATTAATTTCTAGTGGAACTCATCTTTCAATTCCCGAATATGACCCCGTTGCAGCTTCACTCCTTGGAGTAGGAAATAAAGGATATATTTCATCACAAGGTGATAATTTTAGTGCGGGAAGTCCAGGAACTTTTGTTACTCATTTCTTAAGAAAAGATGGTGTTTGGGCTGATGTTAGTGCAACTTTAGATACTTTTAAAACTTGGAGTTGGGTTCCATCTGGAGGTGGAAACCCATTCACTACCGTTGCAGATAGTTCTGGAGATACAATATCAGTAACTGCAGCAGGTGGTTTAGACTTTACAGATACTAGTAGCGGTGGAACTGATTCACTTACCATGACAGTTGCTACTGGGACATCAAGCGCATTGGGTGTTGTAAGGGTTCTTGGAGGTAATGCAATAGGAGCTTCTTATGCCAGCGGGGCAGTTACTATAAATCATGATGATACTTCATCTGTTTCTGCTGCAGATAATAGTGGGACTACTTTTATACAAGATTTAACTTTTGATACCTATGGTCATGTGACCGCAAGGACAAGTGCTGCGGTTCCAGTTTATATGCCATCTGGACCTGAAGGTGGAGTCGACACTGGTGTAATTAACACAGATGACGACTATGATCCAAATAATCCAGCATCAAATAATTTTACATCTCACTTTTTAAGAAAAGACGGAGTATTTTTTGACCCATTTACAACTATAAGTACTTTTGGTAGGGTTTCTGTCACACCGTATAGTGGTACTCCAAGTGTTCTTGTCGCTGACCAAACAGAAGACACATTGTACTTTGCAGCTGGTAGTGCCAATATTACTCTAGCTAGTACAGTCAGTTCTGATACAGTTACATTCGATGTTCCGACAAGTGCTTCAAATGCTATTGGCGTTGTTAGATTAGTTGGAGGAAATAATGTTGGTGTATCCTATAATAGCGGTGTTGCTACTATAAATCATGATGCAATAAGTATTTCTAATGCTGATAATAGCGGGACGACTTATATTCAAGATTTAACATTCGATTCTTATGGTCATGTGACTGCTAGAGGATATAGTGCTATTCCTGTCTATATGCCTTCTGGACCCGAAGGCGGGGTAGATACTGGTGTAGTAAATACTGATGACAACTACAACGATAATGACCCAGGTGCAAATAATTTTCAAAGTCATTTTTTAAGGAAAGATGGGATATTTGCAAGTCCCGTAGCTTCTATATCAGCTTTTAAAATAATTTCATGGTTGCCATCTGGTGGTGGAAGTCCATTTTTAACAACAGCTGATGCCATTGGAGATACATTAGCTATTACCGCTGGTACAGGAATACAGTTTACAGATGCAAGTAGTGGTGCTACAGATGGACCAGTAACAATCTCATCCACAGTAACAGATAACAATTATTATTTAGATGGCATTACAAAATCTAGTAATACATTAACATTTTCAGTTAGTGGTGGCACTAGTTATGACAAAACATATACATTTGGTTCTAATGCATTTAATAGTACTGCATTTTTAACTGGTAATGAATTAATTAACGTAACTGGTCCAATTACTGGCTCTGGGACTACTACAATAGCAACAACTATTGCTGTTAATGCTGTTAATGATACTCATATAGATTGGGGGACTGGTACAAATGAAGTAAATACTGATGATATACCAGAGGGTTCTACAAATAAATTCCTTACAAACGAACTTATTGACGACAGGGTAAATGCTCTCGTTACCGATGGAACTGGGATGGCAAGCCTGTATGATGATGCGGCAAATACACTAACCTTTAATGTTACTTTGTCTGGTTTGAATACAGGAGATTTGACTGAGGGAAGTAATTTATATCATACTACGGCTAGAGCAAGGGCGTCTATAAGTGGGCAAAATAATATTTCATATAATTCA